AAATATTGTTTATTGGAGTTTATTATGTTAACAAGTTCGGCAAAAGCGAAAGGAAGAAAACTTCAGCAATGGGTTAGATCTCAGCTGATAGAAGAATTGGAAATTCATGAAGAAGATATTGAGTCCAGAAGTATGGGTGCAGGAGGGGAGGATTTGATAATGGCTCGTGCTGCAAGAGAGAAATTTGATTATTCGGTAGAGTGCAAGAATGTGGAAAAATTGAATGTCTGGAATGCATATGAACAAGCAAAAGTCAATGCAAAAAATCATGAACCCATCGTAATCATGAAGAAAAATAATCGAAGGCCTCTTGTGGTTTTAGATGCAGAATATTTTATAAAAATGCATAAAAAAACTTGACAAGTCCTATCCATTGGGTTATCATAGTATTGTTGGTTTGGGTGATACATCAAAAGAGGTAAATATTGGATATTGAGTTTTCAAAGACTATCATTTCTCTCTCAGGAATGCTACTGACTTTTCTCTGGGGAAGATATTTAAATAGAGAGGAGATGACAGAACAAATAATCAGAAAGACTATTGATAGTCTAGCTGAACAAGATTTCATAATGCTTTCAAAGGATAAAGATGGAGACACAGTTCTAGTTTCAGTAAGTAGTTGGTTAGAAACATTTAACGAAGAAAAAAGAAATGAAACTTTTTAAAACACTTGAAGAAGCAAGAAAAGCTGCAGAAGAAATGTCTTATTCATTAGAAACAGTAGTCTTTATAACTTTAGAAGAATGTGGTGAATATGCATTGTTTGGAAACGGTAAATTAATTGAAAAGGTTGGATGAAAAAACGATATTCAAAATACAATAACAATGAACCTTTAGGATTGGCAGTAAGGGTGAAAGGTGATGATGTAAATACAGCTTTAAAGATATTCAAAAAGAAAGTACAGAAATCTGGACTTCTTAAAGAGTTGAGGGAACGTAGGTTTTATAAGTCAAAAGGTCTTAAACGTAAACTTGCAAGAGAAGCAACAATGCGTAGACTTAAACGTGAACAAAGAAAATTGATAGGTTAATATGGCTAGAAGAAAGAAAGAAGTTGCTAATTTATCTATGTTTTTTGCAAAACAAGAAGATAAAGATGAACGTCCTAAAAAAAAGTATCGTAAAATACGAAAGCCTATGAGTGAAGAACAACGTCTTGCTGCAGCAGAACGTCTGAAGAAAGCTCGAGAAAAACGGATGAAAGAAAATCCTCCAAAGTATAAGCATGTTCATCCATCCGTGTTAAGAAGGAGTGATGAAGACCCATTAAATTTTATGAATATTAAAGATTGGATTGCAGTCAATAAGTTAAAACTTAAAGATGCAAAAGCTAGTGATAGAAAAAATGTTAAAGGTGCTTCATTATTAGTTTCAAAAATTTCTGGGTATATAAGTATCATGGAAAACTTTCTGAAAACTGGTGATTGGTATGGTATGTATTGTGGTGAAAACGAAGACCAATTAGTGAAAACTCATTGTGTGGCACTTGCATATTATTCAAACGGTTATCCAAAAAGAACAGTAGGAGTTTTTTATCCAGACATAGGTGAAACATGGACACTAGAAATAGATACAGATTATAGAGAAAATATACTAAAAATGTAATAGAGAATTAATGTGATATTGATAGATATGAATCAAGTGACCATTAGTAATTTAATGATGCAAGTGGTCAATCAAAAAGACAATGAAGTAAAAGAAGATATGGTTAGACATATGGTCTTGAATTCCCTAAGATCATATAGAACAAAATTTTATGAGGAGTATGGAGAGCTGGTTATTTGTTATGATGGTAGGAATTATTGGAGAAAAGAAATATTTCCTTACTATAAACAGAATCGTAAGAAAAGTAGAGAATCTTCAAACTTAGATTGGGACTCTATTTTTAAGACACTAAATAAGATAAGGGAAGAGATAAAAGAAAACTTTCCTTATAAAACTATTGAAGTAATGAATGCAGAGGCTGATGATATTATAGCCTCTTTGGTTTTTGATATGTCTAAAAATCCTTTACCAAAAGACATTTTAATTATTTCCAGTGATAAGGATTTCTTCCAATTACAAAAATATCCTTTTGTAAAACAATACAGTCCTACACTTAAAAAGTTTATTTCTGGTTCAGACCCTCAAGAATATATTAAAGTACATATTCTGAAAGGTGATAGAAGTGATGGCATTCCCAATTTTCTTTCTCCAGACAATACCTTTGTTGAAAATATGAGACAGAAACCATTGAGTGCTAAAAAGATTGATGATCTTATTCAAAAGGAGCCAGATGATTTTTGTGATGAGAGAACAAAAAGAAATTATCAAAGAAATCAAAGGTTGATTGATTTGACATTTGTACCTAATAATTTACAAGAACAGATTACTACAGAATTTAAAACTGCAAAATCTGGTGACCGCTCTAAATTATTAAATTATTTCATTAAGAACCGATTAAGAAACTTGATGGATTCTATCACTGACTTCTAGGAGAACTAAATGCCCGAAGATACTTTCACATTACTTTTTTCTGAAATACTGACAAAAGTAAACAATGCAAAAGATAAACCTAAAAAAGTTGCAGTTTTAAAAAAATATGATTGTGACAGCTTAAGAATGATAATTAAATCATCTTTTGACCCAAATATAAAATGGTTACTTCCAGAAGGAGAAGTTCCTTACATTAAAAATGAATCTCCAGCTGGAGAAGAACACTCAATTTTGAGAAAGGAAGCAAGAAAACTTTATCATTTTGTCAAAGGTGGTAATGATAACCTTCCAGGCTTTAAACGTGAAAACATGTTTATTCAGTTGTTAGAGAGTTTGCATGCTGATGAAGCAGAACTTCTAATTAGTGCAAAGGATAAGAAATTGCATAGAATCTATAAAGGATTGTCTGATGCAGTAGTCAAAGAATCTTTTGGATGGGATGATAATTATGTAAAAAAGTCTTGACATTATGTTCTAGAGAGGTTAGAATAAATATCTATTTGATGAGAATTCTTTCTAAGGAACGGTCTATGAATACTATTACTATCAAAGGTAGTACAGCTAAGAAAAGAAGAGCGGTTCAAGATGTAATTGATTTTATGTTAAAGACTCTTCTTCCAAGGTTTCGTACTCTGGACATAGATGTTCATTTTTCTAATCTTTTAGCTAAAGAAGGTGTTTATGCTTTTTGTCATTCGTTTTCTTCCCGTGAGTTTATTATTGAATTAGATAGGAAACTTGAATATTATGATTTAATTGAAACAGTTTGTCATGAAATGATACATGTAAAGCAGCATGTAAGAAAAGAATTAAAAGATTTTCATAATGGTACTGTTTTATGGAAAAATAGAAAATATGATATGAATCAAGATGATTATAATGATTTCCCTTGGGAACATGAAGCATACGAAAAAGAGTTTTTGTATGCAAAGAAATATTTAAATTCTAAAGGTGCAACATTATGAATGTATTTTTTCTTGACAAAAATACTTGGGAATGTGCTAAAATGCATTGTGATAAGCACATTGTAAAAATGATTATTGAGTATGCACAATTAATGTCTACAGCTCACAGAGTTTTAGATGGAACACAATATACGGAAATACAAAATGGAAGAAGAATCAAAAGATGGAGACATGCAAGAGATAACTATGAACAACTTCTTTATAAAGCCAGTCATATATCTCATCCTAGTGCTATTTGGGCTAGGAATAATGCTTCCAATTATAATTGGCTATATAAATTATGGGTTGGACTCTGTTGTGAATACACTCACCGTTATGGAAAAATTCATTTGACTGAAAACAAATTATATGATATAATAAATAATTCACCTTTAAATATTTCTAAAGGTAAATTTACAGACCCTCCACCAGCAATGCCTAACTATTGCAAATTAGAAACATCTATCGAATCTTATAGAAATTATTACATAAAAGAGAAGAAAGGATTTGCAAGATGGACAAAAAGAAATATTCCAACATGGTTTGAACATGCCAACATATAAATTTCATGATTATGAAAATAATCAAAGCTTTGAAGATTTTCTTTCTATTGATGAAAAAAAACTTTTAGAAGTAAATATATCAGGAAAGGCTCTTCAAATAAGCAAAGATCAACAAGATAAAAATATTTTAAGCTTGAGTAATTTTACTTAC